CCAAGGATTTGCCATTTTTTGCAGGCGCATTTTTTCAATTGGATCTGCTTGATCTTCTTGAACTGGCTGAAAGCCTTTTGATGCAATCAAATCGTCATACATCTTTTGCTCTGCCGCTTTTCTTTCAAACTCGGCTTGCATTTGACGATTTTCATAAGCGCGCTGATTTTCAGCAAACCTTGGATCACCTTCAGGTAGTGGATTAAATACAGCCATTTTTAGTACCCCATGCCAGACCAGCCGGAAACTTTTTTGTTATATTCCATAGGATCATTATAGTAGTCCGAAGAATATGGGCCTTGATAAGAACTTGTTTGTTGCTGACCTTGTGCCATTCCACCACCTGCTTGGTAGTTTGACGGCTGTTGCTGTCTACCGCCTGCAAGACTTTGGTAGTACTTATCTTGATTATCAAGCTGTCTTTGCTGCAACTGATTTTTATTTTGCTGTTCTTGGTTATTATGATCCATCCCTGCAATCATGGCAGAGTTTTCAGCTGTAGTTGCAACTGGGCCTGTTGGTTTTTCGCCAATATCTTCAGGGCCGATGCCAGTCCAAGGGCTCCATCTCATTTCAGAAGACGCGCGTGCTCTGCGTTTTAAATATCTTTGGTTTTCTTCAATCTTTGACATGCGGTTTGTTGTAGCCGCAATTGCAGGGCCGATCCAACTTCCACCACCCATACCGCCACCCATTCCACCACCACCACCAGATGCGCCGCCACCACCGCCGCCCATCATTCCACCCATACCGCCTCCACCGCCTGAACCACCGCCACCACCCATCATACTCATGGGATTCATCATACTGGACATTCCACCACCACCGCCTGATGGATCACCTTGACCGCCACTCATTCCGCCTTTTTGTTTTTTCATAAATTATTTTCCCTTCATATTCTTACAGCCTGACCAGCCAGATACAGGCGAGCCCTTTGGCTTACTTGGTTTTCTAATCTTTTGATTAATCATATTTGCAAATGTTTGTGTGGTTGCCATTATCCATGCCCTCTATCGTTACCATTCCACTCTGACAGATTTAAACGGTGTTCAAGTAAGATGCATTTTTCATTAACGCGTATCCCTACTATTTTAAACCCAGAGTGTGCTGCAAGCTTTAACATTTTTCGATTGTCATTTCTGACATGCATAATGACATTTTTATATTCCATTTCGTGCATCTTTTTTAAAAATGCTCGATAAGCTTGGTACACAGTATGACTTTTTTCAAACGGTGGTGTTGCTCCGCCATGATTCCAGTAAACCGTATACTTATCAAATTCCGTGCAGGTAACATAGAGTACTGCTTTTCCATGGTCGTTTACACCTAAAAGCGCGTAGTCGATTCTATCTAATTCTGGATCACGCTCTTCATAAAAAGACATCATGTGCGCGTCTTTAGATAGTGTCTTCCAATTGCAATTGGAAATGCGCTCTACAAATATCAATTTTTTCCGCCGCCTTTTACGCCACCCTTACCTTCATCGGTATTCATGGCTTTACTTTGCTTAAATGCGGCCCATTGCTTCATCTGTTCGCCGTAGTTACTTAAATTTGAAACATTCTTAAGAGTGTTTTGATTTATGGCGTTAGAAATATTAAATTGATTTGCTTGCTGTTCACGCTGTCTTTGTGATTCATCCATTGCTTGATGTCTAGTTGCTTCAGATTCTGATAGCTGTCTCCAAGCATCATTATTTGAAGTTTCAAGGCCTGTTTGCATTTCAGCTTTTTTAAATTCCGGCTGTAAAGCTTGCACTTCCATTCCAGGTAAAGCTTTAAGAATATCTGTTTTATTCGCATCATCTTGTGCTGAAATTGCAAGGCGCTGAGTTGAACCACCGCGTGCAACGTCTTGCCTAGCACCTGCTAAATCACGCTGTGAGTTACGAGCTAAACGCTCACGAGCACCAGCTGACATTCCACCCTGTGAAGCCATGTCAGAGCGCGCAGCTTCATTTGCAGATGCGGCTTGAGTTGCCGCTCTATCTCTGTTTGTAGCTTCTTCAATTCCTTGTTGCTGTGTTGCGATATTTGCCCAAGCACTCGGGCCATTGTCCATACTGCGTCTACGCAGTTCTTGCAACGCATCTTTATTTAACTGTATTCCAGATAATCTGTTATTTAAATTTTCAGAAGACTTATTATTTCTGTTATTTAATTCGTCGATATTACCGTAAAAGGTAGTACCCCTGTCTGCGGTAGACATGTAGTTAGATTTTAAATTTCCATTGGAATCAAGTAGAGAATCAAAACCTGGGTACTGTGGCCCTTGTCCCATTTCATCTTGGAACTGCTTTTTTTCAATATCACGCATTTGTTGATTGCGTGCTTGTTGCTCGTTTGCTTGCTGCGCTTCGATTTCGCGCATTGCTTGTTGTCTTTGTTCCTCTGTTAAATCCGCCCATTCAGCCATAAATCAAGTCCCCCTATAAGAGTGAATCCACTCGGAGTTTTCATAAAAAGAAAGGTTCGGGATAATTTCGTTATCCTCGTCAGGAACCATTTCTTGTAAAATTTGCACCATTAAATCGTGCTGTTTTTTTACGTCGTCCACAGCCTTTATTAAATTCGGATTTCCCTCTTTTTCGTAAATTCTCGATTTACAGTGGGCAAAAAGAAAATTAATACACTCTGGAATTTCACACGTATTTGAATCGGCTGTAGAAGTGGTAAGCTTTCTTACATTTCTGATATACCACGCATCAATATATGCACCACTCTCAGCTGGTGTGGGAAAGAACCTAAGCTTAGGCCCTGCCGTAACATTTACTGGCAGATACTGGTAATTATCGCCTGTTAAAAAATCCTGTATTGTATTTAAGTCTCTTACTCTTTGTACCAAGTATTTGTTGTTTCCATTTACATAGAAAATCTTTCTGATCTTCATAGCGTAAATATCAGAAGGATAGTCATAATCAGATGTACCATTTGCAAGTGTAATTGCGGCATTTTTTAGAAAGTAGCTCGATTCTAAACCAAGTGTATGGATAACTGCTTCTGCGTCGTCGATTGCTTCATTCATGTAACCAAGCAGTTCTGTCTCAGAAATAAAGTCTTCGTCGATTAAATCGGTGTCATTTTCCAATTTCTCTTTTATCTGACTGTACGTAAAATACGTCATTTATGCCCTCTCGCCTTCTTCGTACCTTCCAAGAAATGCTCTTACCGTACAAGCATCGGAAGTTGTTAGAAGGATGTAATCTTTTGTCGATTCGTCTAAATCCCAAATCACATTCGCATTATTTGTTACAAAACCAGTTATTACGTGAGTGGGGATAAAACTAAACCCATGATAAAACTTAAAGTCTGTTACAGCTGCGTCAAAAGTAATTTCAACGTGCTTAAACTCAGCTTTTAAAAGCGCTATATTTCTTAAATCCTCATAAAGCGATGTTATCGCTTCACGAATAATAGGATCAGTAATTAAACCTAATTTTACTTCTGAAATCATACATTTCCACCAGTATTCCCCTTGTAGGTATTTTGGATGGACGTTATATATGCATTTCTAATGCTGTAACTTAAAAGGTTTAAAACCTCTCCCTTACGATAGCCCTTAATTATCCATTTTTTCGCAAGTAGCGTACTACTCGTGTTTGCAGGATCAGAATACGTTATTACAGTGGCAGAATTACGTTCTGTTATCTCATAGTCTAACGTATAAGTGTCAGTCTCAAAAGAGATAAAATAATCCACCACGTCAGAAGGCCAGCTGAAGGTAGAATCATCCAAAGTGACCGTATGGGCACTTGCATCTATGCTCGCAACAGAAAAATCATCACTTCGATAGATGTAAGTATAGGCGTTTGTAAACTGTACTTGCTTATAATTACACCGCAATGATCCGGCTGGAAAACGGCGCTTTGCGTCCACGATTTTAGCCACATTCCAGGCATAAACATGCTCTGTATCATTCCAGATAATAGTCGGATCACCCCAAGTGATATTCTCTAAAAACCTGACTTCTTTTAATTCTTCAAAAAGATTACTGTCATTGTTGTTTGAGTTAATTTGCAAGGAAATGTTTGTTTCATTCTTTGCTTCAATTGTTATAAAAGGTACAAACTTAAAAATATGTGACGTTCCGAACGATGTTGCAAAACTCGTATAGTCGTAGGTGATAACTTGCGTTTGCCACAAGGAAGGTGCAACTGTCGTGTCAACCTTCGGATCCGTAAGCGTATTTTCATCAAATTTGAATATGTAACCACGTTTATCACCCATTAAAATAGTGCCATTATAAACTGTAAGACATGTATTACGCCATGAATCACCACCGTCGTGAGTACAGAACACACTGTCAGCTTTTATGCCGTAATTTAAATCTAAAATAAAATGTGCATCGTTATCGCTACTCGAACTATCACGCTGTACTGTCCAAATAACTCTGTTTTCTTTTGAATCGTAAATACCTTCGATTTGTTGCTCAATCGTAGTAGATGAAACTATGTCTCTATATGTTTCAACTAAATGAATCGAAATAGGCTGTACGTTATACCCTTCTGTAAAATAAAAACCGTCAACACCTGGGAAAACTAAACCTTGTGGAATTTGTACAATGCCGCGATTTGAAACAGAACCCTTTACACGTGAAACTTCTCTTACTGCCACACCACCTGTACCAGTGTTAGAGTAAAAGCCTTCTAGACGATAAAACCGCTCTCTGCAAAAAAGAATTGGATACGTTGCAATAGAGGAAAGTCCAGTGATATCGTCTTCCACGTCATCCACAAAAGATTCTGGACAGCTATCAACATCATCAGGCTTTGAAACTCTAAATCTGGAAGGATAGTTAATTGTGCCTTCTTTTACATTCGCGTAAAAGCCTACGTTATTTACAACTTTGAAAAACTTTGCAGGTGGCGGCGGATCATTATCTAAAGCACCACCATTTGTATAAAGAGGCTCGCTATCAGCAAGGGCTGTGTCACTTACCGTGTCTGAAAAAGTAGTTGTGCCGTTTGTAACTTCGCCTGCAATATAAAAAACCTTACCGTCATTTTCGGTGCGGCAAATCTTTACTTTTATCGACGCTGTATCATAGCAACGTGTAGTGCCGTTTGAGATTACAGGAATGCTTGTAATGGACTTTGTGCCTGTATCAAGGGAATTTGCCTCAACTTCTAATGTAGGCCCAAAGTCACGAAATATTACATCCCCTACTGTATATTCATAATAAAAACAAAACCGATATAAGTAATTTCCACTACCAGCACCGCCCGAAATTGCAGGCTTATAAACGACAGATGTAACATTCGATGCACCTACGTTGTGTGTAGTATTATTTGCATCGTGGGAATTAAATTTAGCTTTTATGTCGTCTAAACGAGTTAAGCATTCATCTACTGAAGTAGGTGCAGTTGTAGAGGATAAAACCTGAGAAGGATTTTCCTGTGCTCTATGATAAACCCAAGCAGCTGCAAGTGCGGCGTCTGTAAGATGCGCGTTTATGTCTGTAAGAAGTTCCGTTATAAGAGTTACAAGTGTGTCGAAATTGTAAGCGTCGCTTGCGGAAATTACGTTGACCGTATCGTTTGCACCGTGGCGCGTGCCAGATACACGATGCAAATTGTATTTTGCTTTTAAGTCGTTTGCTAAATCTATCGCACCCTCTAAATCTACGCGTGGAAGGCCTGCCGTTCTTACTCGCCATGTGGAAGTGCTATCTTTGTAAACCTTAATTGGATCAGAAAAGCTATCTGATACTAAAAACGTGTGCTTTCTATATTTATCCCACGAAATGTAATTTGTGACTGCGTTTGCAGAGAATGCTGGATTTGAAGACACTGGGCCTGTAAGTGTCTGCCAGCCTGATGAAATGTAATAAAGTGCACGAGCCGATTGTATGAAAAGTTCTGAAGCAGGGTGCACAATAAGTGCGCCTACACGCTGATTACCAGCTGGAATCTGATAATACGTGCTGTTATAAATTAAACGCCCTGGGCGTGTAATTATTTTTCTGTTTTTTGTGATGTAGAAATTATTTAAAGTTTGTGCGGTATTTTCAGCGCCGTCGATGTAGTTGTCAGTTAACCCACCGCTAAAATCACTTACCTCAAGCGGAGCATTAAAGGTATACATATTGCCCCCTTTTTAGCTGTAGTAAATAATTACATCGAGCGTGTTATCATTGCATCTGACCGTGAAGGTTGTGGCAGTCTCCCACTCAATACCTAAATGCAATCTGTCTTTTGTGGCAGAATCCAAAATTATCATGTTGTAATATTTGTTGTCGTTAAATGGCGAAGACGCGCCACTTATTCCGGCTGGAACTGTTACAACATAAGAATAATTTCCACCACCGTCGTCTACCCATGATGCAGCGGAAATTGTGGACGTAAATTTTGTTACTGCTACAGGTGTAAGTGCTACGCTGTTTGAACCGTCGTGATTATGACCGTTAAGGCGTGTGATATTGTCTTCAAGCGCAGGGAACCACACAGAGCCTTTATCGCCTGTAGCTGGTCTTTTATATCCGTATGAAAGTGTTGTCATTTTTTATTTCTTTCAAGTTTCATTTCAATGCGAATAAGCCTGTCGCGAATTTCCTGTACTGCCTGCTTATAATATTCGTCTCTGTCTTCAGATTTTTTCATGGAACTTTCGTACTTATCTTGCGACAAAGATATTTTTGTCATCCAAGCTGCACCACCACCTATGACTATTGCGGCAGTACTTAGAGGAATTAGTGTTTTTTCACTTAAAAATTTAAGCATAAAATAACTCTCATGCTTTCCATCCAGAAATTGGTACTCGTAAAGTAACTGAAATAATGAGCGCAGAGTTACTAAAATCAAATATAAAGCTACCCATTGTATTTAATGTATTGTAAAGCTGGTTAGCACTAATTCCAGCAGACCAGATAGAAAAGTACTGGTTAGTGTACATTGACACTATTGCCTCACTTGCAGCGGCAGAAGAGGCATTATTATTTGTTGAAATAAAACCAGTGCCAACATGCCCACGATTTAAAGTTGTGCTAGTAAGCACAATTGAATCGGCTGTTAAATTTGAAGGTATATTAAAGTAATACGCACCACTTCCGGCGCTTCCGGCTACTGTTTGCACTAAATCATATCTAATCAAACAGTCAGTGCCTTCTCTTTTCCAGTAAGCTGCATTTGTTGTGGTCGTGCCCACTGTCGGATTAGACGATGCGCCTTGTGGGGTAATAGAATAAGAAGTCCAGTCTGTGCTAGTTCTGTGATTTAGTAGTATCCAATTAGATCCGTCACAAACGATTTCTACTTCCTCACCTAAAGTATAAAGAATATATGTCGCAGCACCGTCTACTGTTTCCGATAAATTACCGTCGATAGTGATTGTTTTTGATATATCACTACCAGTTTTTTTAATTCTATAAACTTTTCCAGAGTTAGATGCTGCGGCTGGCAGTGTAAGCGTAAAAGAGCTTGCGCCATCGGCGTTTGCAAATACCACATCGTCGTTTGAGGTGAGAGTGTAGTTTGCAGTTTTTGAAACAGTAGTAGATGAATTTGCGGCACTCTGCCACGCTGGAACATCAGTAGCTACTTTTAAAACCTGTCCATTACTTCCGATTGCTAATCTATTTAAAGTATCGGCAGCACTTGCATAAAGAACGTCACCTTTTGCAAATGTGGTAAATGCAAGGCCTGCGATTGTTTTATTGGTAAGCGTTTCAGCAAGTGCAAGTGTTGAAAGTGTGCTTGTAGTTGTGGGAAGCGTGATTGTTGCAGTGCCGGAATTAGATAAGAAAGTATCTGCTTTGTTTCCGGTAAGTGTTTTGTTTGTAAGTGTCTGAGTATCGTCTGTAGATACAACTGTTTTTACAGCTGAACCGCTATCGTACTTTAAAAGGGAAGTGCTGGTGTTAAACCAGTACCTCCCTTTTGTGCCAGAACTGTAATCAGATGCTTTGTTCTCAGCCTGTGCCGATACTAATTGTGAATATACTTTCATAATGTTTCACGTGGAACAGGTTAGAAAGATTATTCCGACAATACGTATTGAAGGAACAGATTGATTTTACCAGCGGTAAGCGCTTCAGAGCCAACAGTCAGAACTACACTTCTATCCGCTGTTAGTTTGATCGAAGAACCAATTGCACCGCTTGGAATACATGCAACACGTCCTGAATAGGAGTTTGCAAATGTTGCAGCTTTTAAGTCCCCTGCCGATTCCGCAGTTAAGGTGATTTTTCCAGATGAGGTTGCAGAAGAAACTGCCTGCACTACATCGAAGAAACATTCCTTAATGATTGCACCTTTTGGAAGTGAAATCGCTTCGGACAAATATTTGTTTTTAAAAGTATATGAAGTAGATGCAGCACCACCAGATTGTGCAACGCTCCATTGTCCTTTTAGACCGAATTGCTGTGCTTCTTCCAAGTTACTGCCTAAAGAATATTTTCTTGCGACAGTTCCCGATCTATCTAATTCATATGAACCGCCTGTTCCAAGTACGGCGAAGGCCTGTACTGAGATAAGCAGCATGCTTAAAATAAAAGTTTTCATTTTGTTATTCTCCATTTTTAGTTTAATCCGAAAAATGGGGGTATGGGTATTAGCCCAATACCCCCAAGTTATAAAGATTAAAGGCTAGAAATATCCGGCAAAGAGTGGATAATTCCGCAAGTACTTGGCTTTTCAAGAACCAAGTCGCCCATGTATGCAACGTCTACTAGATAGTAGAATCCAGTTGTTGCACGTACTTCGTAGAAAGAACGTCCATCATCTGGGTTTTCACGTTTTTGGAATCCACCGTCTGTGTAAATTTTCACAGCCGAAGGATCTAAAAGAACCATGTAGTCGTTGTCCATTTCGCGAAGTGCGACAAGTTCAACTTCTCTGTCACCACCCAAGATACTGATAGAGCGCCATCCGTAAGACTGCACCTTATCGCTGGTCTGGTTAATGTGGTAAGAACCCTTTTGGCTTTCCAAAAGCTTTTTAACCAAGTTTTGTATTCTGTAAGAACACAATACTTTTTGCACACTTCCTTTTCCGTAAATTTCGGTGGTATAGATACCGTCGAAAATAAGGTCTAGTAAGTTTGCAGCGTTTGCACTAGATCCATCCACGTTGATACCTTGTGTGAATGGGTAAGCTACTTTGGATACACCATACAAGCTGGAACTTCCACCGTTTGCAGCACTCAGCAAAGAGGACTTCAAAGAAGTGAATCTATTAGCGGCTGTTTGTCCACCGTCGTAATAGAATTTTGCGTTTTGTGCGCTTGTATATGCTGATAAAGAAGAAGCTCCACCGCCACGAGTAGCGGCAAGTGTAACTGCTTTTGTATTGATGTTTACAGCTTTAACATAATAACGACCAGTGCTATCTGTGACAGCTGGTGTGTTATCGTCTTCCAAATAAACCTTTTCGCCGATTGTAAAGCGTTCAGGTCTATCTACTACGATAATACCAGTGCCAAGTACGTCACCGTTTCCGGTGGCTTTAGCGAATGATGGGCCGTTCAAATGTTGTAATGCAAGTTTGAACTTCATGTTTTCAATAAATTTATCCACCATGTTAGGCAGCATTTTCAGCAAACTTTGTTCGCTTACTTTTCCGTTTTTCATGATGTCTTTATGATTGAACTTTAAAGTTCCCCAGCATTCAGGTTGAATCGTGATTTCCCCTCTGACTGTTTCATATTCAGAAACGTCATCAGAAGCTGTCAACGAACCCAAAGAGATGGAAGAAGCTTCAGCGCCTACGAAAGGCTCAATTAAAGTTCCACCTTTCCAATTATCGTCAGATTCGACGTTCTTCCAAACCCAACCTTTATCTTTAAGTTCTGTCCACATTAGAGCATTTGGTAAATACTCATTAATCATATTACTAAATGTTTGCGATGTATTCATTTTGTGAATCTCCTTTTATTAAAGTTTTTAGTTATGCAAATTTTTCCTTAGCTAATTTTCTTAAATCAGCTGTGGAACGTACTGTTTTTTGAACGTGCGAGACATTTTTGCCTGCTATGTTCGGGATTACTGGAAGGTCTTTTTTTACAACAGGGATTTGCTCTGTCTGTACTTCTTGTGACATTACTGGCTTATCTTGCGGAATATAGCCCTTTCCCAATCGCATTTTGACGGCATTTATCGCTTCTTCTGCCGATAAATCTTTTCCAGTTGTGTTGTATATATATTCGCCGTAATTGATGACTTCTTGGCGGAACTTTCCTGGCTCGCCGTTTACAGAATCATAATTTTCAGCGTATTTTGAGTGATCAGCCTTTGCGAGTGCTGATTGAAGGTCTGCCTTCTTTGCGTAGGTGGCAGTTTGTTGGAGCATCTCTCGGACTTGTTCGTATTGCGTTTGCTGCGCTTCGATCTCGTCCTGTTGCTCTACGGTTTTATTATACAACTCTTTTTGTTCGGGTGGTAAATTATTTCTTTCAACAATTTTTAGTGCATGTTCTACAATATCCCGTTCTGGGATTTTCATGTGCTTGTAAAACTTATCCCAGTTCTTAGAATCGCGAAGTTGCAAAACACCGCTTACATAGGATTTCATCCCATCAATTTCAGTTTCTGCTTTTGTAGCTCTCTGGATGGCTTCTTCACGTGAACCCTTAATAGTTTCTAAGCCTTCCGCTTTTGTGAATAAATCCACAAATTCTTTTTCGGCTTCTTTTGAAGTAATCGCAGCTTTTGCCCATTCGGGCATGTCGTACTCTTTATCTTTTACTTTAAATTTAAAAGTAGGCGTCCACTTATCAGCGGGCTTTTCAGAAGTAGCTTGTTTTCCATCTGCATTATCTGGTTTTGCAACTTGAGAAGCATCTTTTGCCTGCTTTACACTGTCAGCTTTTTCAGCCTTTTTCTTAGCTAAGCTTTCAAAATGTTCTTTTAGATTTTTAGGCTTTTCTTCTTTTTTGGCAGGTTTTTCAGTTTGTTTTGCCTCAACTACTGGCTTTTCTACGGGTGCAGGTGTTTGTGTTTCAACTGCTTGTGAGGTTTGTTCTGGTGCACTTTCATTAGACGCGCTTGCGGCGCTGTCATTCATGATTTCTTCTGGCATGTTGTCTTTTCCTTTATTGTTGCATCATCGGCATTCCTTGCTGTGGTGGCTGCATCGGCATTTGTTGCCCTTGCTGACTACCTTGCATCGGAATGTTTTGAAGCATTGTTGATATTTCAGACAACGAACCCTGAGGAACCTGACTTAAAGCTTGTTGAGACGAACCTTGAGAATCCAAATGTTTAATTAGCCAATCCACCGCTTCAGATGGAAGTGAAACGCGTTTTGTACCAGCTGGATTTTTTGGATCAGGTACATAGAAATCACATTTTACAAGATAACCGCCCGATGGAATAAAACCGGCTTCGGCTGCGCGTATTTCAGCTTGATTTTGTGCAATTGCTTGCTCGTGTTCTTGTATTTTTCTATCGTAGCCCGCTTGAATTTGTGGACTTAAATACTGAAAGTCTGCTTTCATTGTACGAGTTGTAAGTGCATCAATTTGATACTCATGCTTGTCGTATTTGCGAGTAGGTGGGTATTCCCCTCTGTCTAAAGCTAAAATTGTATTTACTGCGTTATCGTAAGGCTGTGTAAGTTTTATGACCATTTGTTCCTTATTCAAATAAGGTGATAGCCTTAAAACCATTCCGATATCATCAGGCGTAAGTTTCTGTCCTACGTATTGCAAAATCTGAGAAACTGCCATTTGTTTGCCCAGCATTGTTTCAATGTCATCAGACGCTGGCTCTGTTTTAATAAACCATCCGATGTCACCGGTGCGTTTAAACTCTGGTAAATTTACCTGTTCATTTTTTCCAATTACTGGGATTACAATTTGTTCGGGTGCGTATTCCTTAAAGATTTTAAGGCCCGTCATGTAAACTTCGTTTAGGAAAGTTTCAAATTTTGAAGTGTGTAGTGCAAATCTTTTTTTCTGTCTTGCAGCCTTATACAAAAGTGCGTTCGGATCAACGTCACCCTTAATTTCTTCCATCTCTTCTTGCACATTACAAATTCTATATAGCTCTGTAACTTGACCATCTATGTACTGAAAAAATTGCTCTCCAACACGACCTGGAATTACCACAGGCGGATTTCCAATATAAGTTTCCTGTCTCACCCCTGGCTTTGCAGCACCAGATGAAGGTTTAGAGCCTGCTTGATAAAATATTTTATCCTGTCCTAATGTCAGCTGATGCTGAACAGCCTGGGAACTTGCTCTATTTATTTCAATATTGTAGGGACGAGCCATTCTGATAAATGAATGTCCTCTGGGAGAAGTCGTGTCTTCTTCAAATGTCGCGTAGTGAATTGGGAATATTCCAAATGGAAGTTCACCAGAAGCAAGAATGCCTTTATCAGTAGTAATGTAGTAATACCCTTTTGGATATTCCATACATGGTCTAAAGTAATACTCTTTTACAAGACACATGCCTTCAAGCTTTTTATAGTCACCACTGCCACCGTCAAAAACTCTAAATGTGTCTTTTTGTGATTCTTCGATAAATTCCTGTAGATCTTCATCTGGGAATTTCAATTTCAAATCAGAAACTTTTTCTAATTTCGCAACTGCAAGACAGCCCGATTCATCGAGTGTTCTTGCGCCTGCATCACGTCTAATATCTGGGCCGTGGATAAGTTCGAAAACATTTCCACCCGTCATGATAGCTTTTTCAGATTTTTTAGGTATCGGCTGTCCTTGTGCGTCTAATATCTGTTCTCCTGTTTCTTCATTTGTTTCAAAAAGAGGCTCACCTGTTTCTTCATCGACTGCTTGTTCCCAGCCAATTTGCTCGCCTATATTTGGATCCCAAAAAGCTTTTACGAAAACTTCGCCTAAATCCACATAGTCTTTTGCCCATCTGCGAATCTGTTTTTTTAATTGGTATTTTGTATCCATCCAATTTTTTACAGAGTGGTGCTGCTCAGCAAGCTTCTGGTGCGATAATTCTTTTTCATCTTGAGGAACAATCATTGTTCCTGGTGCAGATTGCAAAATTGAATTTTGATAAATAGACGAAATTTTCCCAACATGGTTCTTTGTGATTTTTACATGCTGGTCATTTGTGATTTGCTTTGTAGTTTTTAGTCGATTCCAAAATCTATTGTTCGTAGTGTTGTAGTGCTGGCCTGATACCATTAATACGTTTGTGCGTTGCTCTGCAAAAAGTGCTTTATCGGCAGCTTCTGCATCTCTCCACCACTCGTTTAACTCATCAATGGTTTTTAATTCCATTTATCTAGCCTCATCCAGTTTTTTTATTTCTTCTTCCCACGCTACAGGATTAGACATCATGAGTTCGTTAAGCCTGTCTTGTTCTGAAATTTCAGGCTTAAGAGTTTCAAAATTCATTTGTGGCTGTGGTGTAAATGTTTCAGCATGAAAGGTTTTTTCACTTTCATCAGTAAGCAAAATGAAAAGTCCACCGTATTTAATTTTTTTTACTTTGGAATCCTTGCACGCAGTAATAATGTCGCAAATATCCTTCGCGGATAATTTTTCCATTCGAATACCTTTTCGGGATTATTCGACTAAACTGATTTTTTAAGTGAACTTGTGCCTTGAAACTAGCCTTGCGGGCTTAAGGTCTTAAGATATTATTATACTGCATCATATAAATCATTCCAAAAGTTTATTTCATCCTCAATATCATTGCCCGAATCCTCGGATTCATCCAAATTTAAGGCAAAGGCGCGTCTTCTCTCTAGTTCCGTATTCACCTTTTTTCTGTCCTTATCTGATGCTTTATAGGCAGAATCGGCTGTAATTTTGGAAAAGTCCCATGGAATCTTTGTTGTGCCATAGCGTGTCGAATCAGTGAAGTCATCTTTTGCGCGAACTTTCGGTGTATCCTTTTTCAATGACGTAAGTTCGTAAGCCAATTTCTGAAGTTCAGGTGTATCAAAGATAAATAGCATCTGATTTCTAAAAAGTACGTTTAAAACTTGCTCGCCTAGCGCGTGTGACTTATCTGCCTGACACCAGTTGCCCGATGGATCCGAGTGCATTGCAATGGGTAAAGCATCTACAGCACTCCAATCGTAGTAAGTTGTGATTACATCCATGTTACCGCGAAGTGTGCGCGTTTCTCTTATCGTATCGCCTACCGTCATTCTTCCGTTGTCATCAAACCGTTTTCCAGAAAATATGTAGCCCTTGTCATAGTTCGGACTTACCGCGATAAAAACCACAGCTGAGGGGTGATTACCCTCACCACTTCCAAAGTCCACACCTGAAAATATTAAGTAATCATCAGGAATTTTAATCGGCTTAATTATATTTTGCGTGCGTGAAAAGCCTGGATATTTTAGCCCTTGCTCGGATACGAACCTGCCGTGTACGCGGCGCTGGATCTCAGCATCAGACTTACAGGCGTTTTCAATTCTACGGATTTTTTCAATTGTCCAAGGTGAAGCGGAACCGTCTTCGTATTTTAGACAATCGTACATGGAAACATTCTGTTTAAATGCCGTTGGCAGTCTCTCGTTTTGCCCTCTTACTTCCACAACGTCATACCAAAATTGTTGCCCTAGTGTAGGTGTAAAAACAAAATGTGCTACACCATCCGTTGCCGCCATACGTAGTGTTAGCTCGTCATAAAGTTCCGCCGGAACCTCTTCATCGCAGAATAGCGCGTAAACTGAACTTGTCTGCAATGCCTGCGGATTTTGTGTGTAACTTTTAAAGTAAACAGTTACTCCGCTGTTAAAACGGATGTAAGAAATATCAGCGCCGTCATATTTTGCGTGCCACCCATATTGTGGGTGGTCTTTCATTTTTCCAGTAGGTAAAAATTCAGTCACCCACTTCATTTCAAATTCTACTGTGGCAACACGTGCAGTAGGATAAAGATACCAAAATTGCTTTGGTCTAGTTCTCCAAATTTTAGGCCAAGATTTTACATCAGTTGCAAGATGTATACATTTGCGTATTGCAACGGAAGACTTACCTATTTGGTTTGCGCTACACAAAACATTTATTCTATTTGTGCTTTCGAAAAAATCGCGCGACCATTTGTAATGAGGGAATCCGAATAGATGTGGTAAGGAATCCTCATATTCTTTTTGTTTTTCAAGTAAGGCGAGTTGAAGTTTTGCAGTTTGTAGGTCTTTACTCATTCGTAGAAAAACCCACCCTCTTTAGTTTTTTTTATTTTCTTTTTGGGTTTCTTTTTTTTACAAGTCTTACACACTGGAATTTTTACAATGACAACAATCTTGTCTTTTTTACAGTTTGTTGCCTGTAATTTTTTAAGCATTTATTTTTTATACTGTGCAAGTGGTTTGACTAAAAATGTTGCAGCTTCATTACCAATTCTATCACAGCCGTAGGGCATGATAGCGTCGCCGTTTCTTCCAAATGACTTTCCCCAACTATTTCGCATAATCCAGCCTTTTTCAGTCCAGCCGTAAATAAGCACAATATGGTTTATGCTTTTATTAGTACACGGTGACATTACCTCACCTTTAAAACCACTCCAGCCGCGACCAGCTGCAACTGTTACAGATAGCGGGCCGAATTGCATAAGCGCGTCTTTTAGCTGTTCAGTTGTAGGTGCAGAGCGTTCGTTTGCACCGACATTGATTGCCGAGACTGCAAAGCCTACAGGCTTGATACCAGATTTACATTTAGAGTTTGAAGCTGTGTATGGATACAGCGCCTCAGAAGTAAGTCCATTTTTCAAAACGTAATCGGCTGCAAAGTCCCCACCCTGACACCCATATACAGAGTGATCACACGAAACGAGTTCTTGCGTTGAAAGCTGTTCTGTTTTTCCAAGGTAAATCTGTAGCGCAAATTCCAAGGCCTCAGCTGTGCCGTGTGCCCAGCAACTGCCACAATTGCCCTGATTTCTTACAGGTATGTCAAAACCAAGATTCACCCATGAAAATCTTAATGGATGTGCGTAGTGCTCTGCCAATTTGAAAGGTGCAGTTGGAGCCATACCACCTGCGGGTGGTTTGATATATCCTGTGAAAATCTCAGGCTCGGGAACCGTGGAAGGTTCAGGCGATGGAACCGGAGTAACTGAAGGTATCGGCGTTGGTTCGATAGGAGTGATATCTTTACCACATCCGATAAATAGAAGTAGTGCGAGTAGAAGAAGTGTAAGCGTGAGAGTTTTCATTTTTGCCCTTATTTCAGTTGTTGATTGTATTTTGAAAAACAAGACCTATTACAAAATCCTATTCTTGCAATAAGTGTCTTGGTATTAAAACTCCGTAAACAATTTTTACATACAATTTTTAATGGTTTAGCCTTGCTCCATCTTTCTTTTGCGTGAAGCGCCTTATGTTCTTTTGATGAAATACATTCAAGATTTTGTATATTATTATTTAAACTGTTTCCATCTTTATGATGAATAACATGTCCTTGTGGAACAGGTTTGTTGTTTGTTTTCTTCCATAAGTAAATGTGTAAATACTCTCTACCTATTTTAGATCTTCCATATCCGTTATATTGAAAGTACCCATTATTTAAAAAAAACTTTTTATTATCAAGAATAATAATCATTATTTTTTTTAAGACCCGCCCTTAATTGGTCTACCATGGTTTAATAATTCTTCTGAGTGTAGCACTTCTATATTCGGCCCTCTATTAGTTTTTACAGAAATATAGTCTGTCGGAAGTACATCGCGCGCAGGTGGCAAATTCACAACGCGAGGCTTTTCAAGTTCCTTAATTTTCGCCTGAATTTCTTCAAGTGTATTAAATTGATTCACATCGGTGCCTGGTGTGATATCGGCATTCAAATTCAAATTCTTTTGATTCACATCGTGTTTGAAGTTCTGCTCTATAGCGCCATGTGTGCGAGCCTCGACGTGCTGCCAAATCTTAAATTTCAATGCAAGTAAATCTGTATTAATACAGCCAGTCTTAGGATTTACCTGATCTGGCAACTGCATGATGCGCCTCATTTCAGGTGTCGCAAGTGTGAGTATGTCCTCTACCTGTGACAAGTATTCAATTGGTTCGGAAATAAGATATGCCATTCTTGCAAAGTTTTTGGCTATTACATTGTAAAAATAATGTGGTGCACACACACCCGCCAAAATTGCTTTCATTGACATCTCTTTACCTAGAACGTCTCTTACTCGATAGTATTCTCGCCACAAGTTTATTTTTATCTTTTGATATTCCTCTGGGGGAGTTTTAGCGTGGAAGGCTTCATAGATTAAATCACTTTCAGATTTTTCAAACCATCCATATGGAATTGGATCAAATGCTTCTTTCATCTTTGAAGACATGTGGGAAATCATTGATTTTGGATCGTTAAGGTCTAATTGTGTGCAAGTGTTTTCCATAAATGAAAAGCGCGTGAAAAAATTTTACGAGTATATATAAGTATAATTACTAAATTCTAAATCACCCCACCCCCCTGGTCAAAAAAACCAGTCAGACAAAGACAGGGCAAGCTGAGGGCGTAGGCCTACCACAGCCTACCACACATCAACAGCTTAGCTTATCTACAGCATGTCATATAGATATGTATGGTCATGTATTGTCACTGTATTGTATTCGGATTGATGTAAGTATTCGAATTTATTCGAATCAGGTATGGATCAAATTTTAGTATGATCCATAGGTTTTTCCTATGATGAATTGAATCATCATAAGTTTAACTGTCTAAGAAGTATGCAATTGTATAAAAGTTCGACACTAATCTAACCTTTTGATTCGTATATCATTTTTAAAATTCTAAAAATTTCTGTCTATATCGTCGACATGAAATCATATACGTATATCACTTATTCGTGCGTAAATACTTTGGCACATCGAATGCAGTATTAAGTATTCGAGCGGTTGAACAAATCAATCGACGATATAACAAAGAGGTATATATGAGTATCGTGAAAGCAAAATCAATTGAGCAAGTAGAAAAAGAACAAATTTTAAATGATTTAGTTGATCGTATCAACGAAATTACAGAACAAGCAGAGGAAAACGATACTGATCCGAATGGATCTATCGGTGAATACTGTTCTGATTTCGGATACGGCGAATCAGAAATTGAACTTGATAATCTTGAATCAGATACCGTTGAACTAATCAAAAGTATTCCTGTGAAAGACCGTAAACGTATCGTCGCCGAATGCAGTGAAGTGGTTTACGGTTCAATGTATATAAAAAATAATGAAGTATTCAGTGTTTCAATCGGTGAAACAGAACATCAATTTGATGATGATACTTTAAATCAACTTAAAGCGCTTACCGATGAAGAATACAAATACGTAAGAAATCAAGTCAACTGTTATATACATGAAAGAAGCCATTCCTGTTCAAGTTGTTTTTATATCAGTCATGGATGTGATCGCATGATCCTTGTGCTTGATACTGATTTACTTGCTGAGAAAGTAATGGATAAGAAATGGATTACAGCGAAGAAGAAAGCAATTACAGAGTATCTTGAAAACGAATGCCATTTCAGAGATTACAAATTTTTATCTGCTAAACAATACGGTAAGAAATCTGTAAAGGCATCTATCAATCTTTTGAACCCCTCTGAAAGTGATTTGGAAGACGCTTTGAATACTTTTGTAAGAGACGGTTATTCGACGATAGTAATTTATTTGGGAATTAAATAATAAGAGGTAATTATGAAAGGGAAGTGATTTATGAATTGTTACATGGAATTAAGTGCAGACAAGCAGTGGTTGCGTATATTCGTCGACGGTAAGCAAGTTGTATCGTTTCACGTTCATTATGCTATTAAGACGACGGATGAAGCTAAGCTGACGGCGGAATACCAGTTGTTAGTTAACAATTTAAATAAAGAAAAGTGATATATATGAGAACTAAATCAATTATAAATGCAATTAAAAAAGCGGGAATACAAGTTGAATATGGTGAAAAGAATAGAATAGATGCCGTCAATGGGAATACAGTGCTTACGTTCTATGATCAAGACGGAACGGCTGTATGTGTTCACTATTCCGCATTGAATAATTGCGGCGATACTAATCCGTGGAATAGCGACTGTTATACAACATTCCCAAAGACATTAAAGAGAGCTATTGAGGCTTTGGTTAGTGATGCTTGGGGGAAAAAGCAATGATTCACCTTGAAGCGTTCTTACAATCAAAGCGTTCAGAGCGAACTCGTATGCACTATCGAACTATCCTGTATTCCTATTTCGATTATTGCAAGGCTCGAAATGTAGAGATTATGTCGGCTGA